AAAATTTTACGAGAATGTTTGTTGTATTTGTTCTTCAAAATGAACGATAATACATCAGATATAACAGTCGAGAAGTCAACAGTACATTCTAGTGATAGAACAAGCAAGATAGTCTATACCGTAACAGTATATAACTGAACAAAAAAAGCACCTAACAGAAGTCAGGCGCTTACTAAATTATTCACTTAAATTATAACACAGAAAAGGAGGGAATGCTAGTGGCAATAGAACTTTTTGGTAACGAATGGAAAGAAGAACTTTTTGAAGACTTAGTAAATCTTAATATCGAAGCTATAAAAGAAGCAAACAGAAGAATTTCAAAACAATTCAATATGGTCCCAATCAAAGAAGTCATGAAGGCTACTGGATGGGGAAGAAAAAGAATTGAAGATTTTAGAGATCAAGGAAAATTTAGCTATCAACAAAATGAAAAAGGTGGCAAATACTTGTATGACTTGGATGATGTACTAAGATTTCAACGTCAACTTATGAAATAGGAGTTAACATGAAGCTATTAGATAAACTTATAAAATGGTTTTTCAACAATGAACCAAACGAAAAAAATATTGATTGGAAAGAAACTGCTCTTGTTTTTTCAGAAGAAAATATACATTTAAGAAAAGAACTAAAATACTGGAAACAAGCATATTCAGACCAAAAGAAAATAAATGAGATCAACGAGGAGAAGAAAAAATGGTAGAACCAAACATTACCGAGCAACTATTCGGAGTCGGAATTATGCTCTTAGGAATATTCGTTCTTATGCTCTTTACAATGAAGCATGAAAGTAAGGAAGTTGAAGCGACAGAAGAAGTTGCAACGGACTTTTACACAATCGCACGAATGAACCTAAAAAAATCTGACAAGCAATTTACTTACGACGTCGAACCTCCTATCGGATTGAACTAGAAGGGTGGAACAATGGTAACAATTAATAAACTTGAAATTGAAAACGTCAAGCGCGTTAAAGCGGTCAAGATTGAGCCTTCAGCAAAAGGCTTGACAATCGTCGGTGGAAATAATAACCAAGGGAAAACAAGCGTATTAGACGCGATAGCGTGGGCGTTAGGCGGTAACAAGTACAAGCCATCACAACCACAACGCGAAGGCTCGACACTTCCGCCAAGCCTGAAGATTACGCTATCGAATGGCCTTATCGTTGAACGCAAGGGAAAAAATAGCGATCTAAAAGTGATTGACCCAAGCGGAAACAAGGCCGGTCAGAAATTGCTTGATAGCTTTGTTGAAGAATTGGCGCTTGACCTTCCGAAGTTTATGGAAATGAACGACAAGGAAAAGGCTACAACGTTATTACAGATTATCGGGGTAGGCGATCAATTAGTTCAGCTTGAAATGGAAGAAAAAGCCAAGTATCAAGAGCGTCACGCTATCGGAGTGATTGCGGACCAAAAAGAAAAGTTTGCGAAAGAGCAACCATATTATCCAGACGCACCGAAAGAGCTTGTTTCGATTGCGGAATTGATTCAGCAGCAGCAAGAAATTTTAGGACGAAATGGCGAAAATGCCCGTAAGCGTCAAAATTTAAACGTTATCGAAAACGATTATAATTTTACTCTTGCAAACGTCCAACGATTGGAAAAAGAGCTTGAAGAAGCTAGAGAGAAAGAGCAAGCACTAGCACAAGACCTTGATATTGCACGAAAAGACGTTTCCGTTTTAGTGGACGAATCCACGCAAGAAATTGAAGACAGTATCGCGAATATCGAACAAATTAACTTGAAAGTTCGGGCGAATTTCGACAAAGACAAGGCGGAAGAAGACGCGAAAGTATATCGTGAACAATATCGCGAATTAGACCTTATTATCGAAGGAATTCGCAAGCAAAAAACGGACTTACTCACAAACGCGGACTTACCACTCCCGGGCTTATCCGTGGATGATGGCGAACTCTTATATCTCGGGCAACGCTGGGATAATATGAGCGGTTCACAACAATTACAAGTCGCTACGGCTATCGTTCGCAAGCTCAAACCTGATTGTGGGTTCGTTCTTATTGACAAGCTCGAGCAGATGGACCAGATCACACTCACGGAATTCGGAGCATGGCTTGAAAAAGAAGGTTTGCAAGCTATCGCGACAAGAGTTTCAACTGGCGGAGAGTGCTCAGTCATTATCGAAGACGGTTACAGCGTCAAACCAAACAGTTTTGAAAACGGACTATTAAATGGGGCAACAAATGGCGCACAAGAAACAGTCGCGCCAACTTGGCAAAACGGATTTTAATTAAAGAAAGAAGGAAATATCATGAAACACACAGAAAAATTCGCAGTATTAAGACATAAAGAAACAGGAGCTTTTTTAAACGAGTATAAAAGCAAAGAAGGAATGTTTGCTTATTCTGCTGATTTTATAAATGATCTTAGATACGCTGCAAAAAATGAACTTGAGGCAATCGAAGACCAAAAAGAAGACTTTAAAAAATTAGCAAACGCGTTCGATTGTGAAATTTTAGTCGTCGAAGCAGAATACACACTAAAAACGCTAGACGGTGACGATCCGGAAGACTTGAACGAATCGATTGAAGAAGCTAAAAAAGAAGCCTTTAAGAATTTTTTAAAAATGTTTGTAAAAAGTAGCGCGGAGGACTAAAAAATGCAAATTACAAGAGGAAGGAAGGCACGGGCTCAAAAAGTCGTTATCTATGGCCCGGAAGGAATCGGAAAGTCAACTTTTGCAGCACAGTTTCCGGAGCCGGTATTCATCGATACGGAGGGCTCGACTGATAATATGGACGTGGCTCGTATGGATAAACCGACAAGCTGGGCCATGCTAAAGAATGAGATCGCGTTTATTAAAGCGAATTCGGACGCTTGCAAAACGCTAGTCATTGATACGATTGATTGGGCGGAGCAGCTAGCTGTAACTTATGTTTGCTCACAGCACCAAAAGAACGGAATCGAAGATTTTGGGTGGGGCAAGGGCTATACATACGTCCAAGAGGAAATCGGGCGCTTGTTAAATAGCTTGTCTGAGCTTGTGGATATTGGAATCAACGTTGTCTTAACTGCTCACGCTCAAATTAAAAAGTTTGAGCAACCGGACGAAATGGGAGCTTATGACCGATACGAATTAAAACTCGGACAGAAAACAAGCTCGAAAACAGCCCCGCTTGTCAAAGAGTGGGCGGATATGGTGCTATTCGCGAATTATAAGACGTTCATCATGACGACTGACGACGGCAAGAAAAAAGCGCAAGGCGGAGAGCGTGTTATTTATACAAACCATCGCCCCGCATGGGACGCAAAGAACCGTCACGGCTTACCGGATCAATTACCGTTCGATTTTGGAAGTATCGCGCATATCTTCAACACACCGGCTCAAGCAACGCAACCGGTACAACCGACGCTAGAGACTCAACAAGAGGAGCAACCGAAGAACGATATTGAGGAGCAACTGACCGAGATCGCTCGAGAGCTAGTTCAAGAAATGGGACGCGCACCGCAACAAGCACCAACAAGCGGAACGCTTCCGCAAGCCCTTATCGATTTAATGACACCGCACAACGTGACAGAAAGCGAATTGCAAGACGTTGCATATATCCGCGGGCACTTCCCGATGGGGACACCAATCGAGAACTTCCCAAGCAATTATTGGGATATGATCGTTGCGAATTGGGACGCTACACTTGAGGTTATTCAAAACCAAGTTCGCGCAACCCCTGAAATGCCATTTAACACTAACAACTTATAATTTTTTTGAAACAAAAGGAGAAAAACAAAATGACACAACAACAATTTAACAGCACTAACAACTTTGACCGCGAATATGACTGGAACGACACTATCCAAAAGGATTCTGAATACGTCCTATTACCTGAAGGTTTATACTATTACACAGTTAAAAGCTATGACCGTGGACGTCACACACCGAACCCGCAAAACCCCGGCAAGTTACCAGCTTGCAACAAGGCAACGATTCACGTTTTAGTTGAAGCGAACGAGGGCGATAAAGAACTCACGCACAACCTATTCTTGCATAGCTCAACCGAGGGAATGTTATCTGCATTCTTTGGTTCAATCGGACAAAAACGTAAAGGTGAACCGCTTCGCATGGATTGGAACGCGATCATCGGTAAAGTCGGGGTATGTAAGGTGGGAGTCCGCGAATATAACGGCAATAAATACAATGAAGTGAAAAACATGATCTACGCGGAAGACGTGGACTATACGAAAGTTTTGAACGCACAACCGGGACAAGCAATGGCTGGATATCAACAACCACAACAAGGATTCCAACAACAACCAGCGCAAGGATTCAATCCCGGTAAATTTTAAGGGGGTATAAATGGAATTACGGCCTTATCAACAAGAGGCGCGGGAAGCCGTTCAGAAGGAATGGACGGAAGGGCGAAAACGAACCCTTCTAGTCCTTCCGACTGGAACGGGGAAGACGGTCGTCTTTTCAAAAATTATTGAAGATCAAGTCAGAGAAGGAAAACGCGTCCTTGTCCTTGCTCACCGCTCCGAATTACTAGACCAAGCAAGTGATAAGCTAAAGACCGCGACGGGACTCGGTACGGCGCTAGAAAAAGCGGAGAATACCTCGATAGGTTCATGGTATCGCGTCGTTGTTGGTTCGGTTCAGACAATGCAACGGGAGAAACGCTTGAATCAATTCCCGCCTGACTGGTTCGATACGATTGTTGTCGATGAAGCACATCACGCTATTTCAGACGGCTATCAAAAGGTATTGAATTATTTTAAAGACTCGGAAGTTTTGGGGGTGACGGCTACACCAGACAGGGGGGATATGAAGAACCTCGGTTCATACTTTGATAGTCTAGCCTATGAATACTCATTGGTGCAAGCAATTAAAGACGGATATCTTTCCAAAATTAAAGCCTTAACAATTCCGATTGACCTTGACTTGTCGAGCGTTTCTATGTCTGCTGGTGACTTTAAAGCTAGCGACGTCGGAACGGCACTTGATCCCTATCTGGTACAAATTGCGGATGAAATGGCTGAATACTGCAAGGATAGAAAAACAGTCGTATTTCTTCCACTAGTGAAGACTAGCCAAAAATTTCGCGATATCTTAAACGAGCGAGGATTCAAGGCGGCCGAAGTAAACGGCGAATCGAAAGACCGGGCGAAAGTGCTCGAAGACTTTGAAAAGGGACGCTATAACGTTCTTTGTAACTCTATGCTTTTAACGGAAGGGTGGGATTGCCCTTCAGTCGATTGCGTGGTCGTATTAAGACCGACAAAAGTCCGGGCGCTCTATTCGCAGATGGTAGGACGTGGAACGCGTCTATTTCCCGGAAAAGACGAGCTCTTATTACTAGACTTTTTATGGCACACCGAACGGCACGAACTATGCAGACCGGCTCATTTAATTTGTGAAAGTCCGGAAGTGACTAAAAAGATGGTCGAAAACATGGAAGAAGAAACGGGCATCGTGATTGACCTTGAGCAGATGGAAGTCAAGAGCGCCGAAGACGTCGTAGCAGAACGTGAAGAAGCACTTGCGAAACAACTTGCTGAAATGAGAAAACGGAAACGAAAACTTGTTGATCCGCTTCAATTTGAAATGTCAATTCATGCCGAAGACCTATCGAGCTATGTCCCTAGTTTTGGGTGGGAAATGTCCCCGCCATCAGAAAAGCAACTCAGAGCACTCGAAAAGTACGGTATTTTTACCGAAGAGGTCGGGAACGCTGGGAAAGCTAACTTATTACTTGATCGTTTGAATAAACGTCAAAGTGAGGGGCTGACTACACCGAAACAGATTCGCTTCCTTGAAAGTCGAGGATTTAAAAACGTCGGAATGTGGTCGTTTGAAAGTGCTAGAAATATGATTGACCGAATAGCAGCGAATGGCTGGAGATTACCAAGAGGCGTCATTGCAAGGGAATATATACCAAGTTAAGAAAGGGAAGAATGAAATTTTTAGATTTATTTGCGGGCATTGGTGGATTTCGTCTAGGGATGGAGTCAGCTGGCTATGAATGTATTGGATTTTGTGAGATTGACAAATTCGCAAGAGCGAGCTATAAAGCAATCCACAACACAGAAGGAGAAATTGAATTACATGACATTACAACAGTTACAGATGAAGAAATCAGAGCAATCGGACAAGTTGACGTTATTTGTGGGGGATTTCCTTGTCAAGCTTTCTCAATTGCTGGAGCAAGACGAGGATTTGAAGATACACGAGGAACTTTGTTCTTTGAAATTGCACGATTTGCAAGTATTCTCAAGCCCAAGTATCTTTTTCTTGAAAACGTTAAAGGACTCCTTAACCACGACAGAGGAAACACCTTTAAAACAATCCTCGGAGCGCTTGATGGATTGGGGTATGATGTCGAATGGCAAGTGCTTAACAGCAAAAATTTCTCCGTCCCTCAAAATCGGGAGCGAGTGTTCATTATCGGACATCTTAGAGGAGAACGTACCAGAAACGTTTTTCCTATCATCGGAGAAAATGCGAAACCTGATAATCAACAGTCAAAAATCGAAATAGTAGGGAATACTAAAAATCCGAACGGAACACGGCAAGGAACAAGGTCAATCGTGCATAGTGCAAACGGCATTGTCGGAACTTTGACCGCAACAGATTACAAAGAGCCTAAACAAGTCGCTATACCCGTGCTATCTCCTGATAGAGTAAATAAAAATCAAAATGGCAGACGGTTCAAAACGGACGGTGAGCCTATGTTTACGCTGACGGCGCAAGATAGACACGGAGTTGTCGTTGAAAACGAAATAAAAAAATATGGAACAATCCAACCTAACTTTAACCAAAGCGGAGTCGTCTATGATACAGACGGCATAGCGCCAACTATCAGAGCCTATCAAGGTGGAGGTCTTGAACCTAAAATTATTCAGCGTGGTCATGGGTATAATAAAGGCGGAGAACATGACATCGCTCCTACTTTAACTAGCAATAGCTATCACGAAAACAATCATTTATCAGATGGTTTTAGAATTAGAAAGCTAACACCTCGTGAGTGTTGGAGATTACAAGGTTTTCCAGACTGGGCTTTTGACAAGGCGCAAGAGGTAAATAGCAACAGTCAATTATACAAGCAAGCAGGAAATAGCGTGACAGTCAATGTTATCGCTGCAATAGCAGAAAAGTTATAAAAAAAGAAAGGGTAAAATGAACAACGAAAGAGAATTTGACTTGTTGCCATTACTAGAGCATATCAACCCGGCCGTTTTATCCTATCAAGAATGGATAAACGTCGGGATGGCTCTAAAACATGAAGGATATACCGCGTCGGATTGGGATAATTGGTCGCAGAACGATAGCCGATATCGTAAATTTGAATGTTTCAAGAAGTGGGACACTTTCAACGAACAAGCGGGCTCGATTGTAACTGGTGGGACAATCGTCCAACTTGCAAAAGACCACGGATGGGTGAACCCGTACTCTAGCGATAGCGAGGGCGCTCACGAATTAGACTGGAACGATACTATTGATAGAGATTATCGCGTTATCGATAAAAACTGGATTGAGGGTAAAGAGATTCATGAGCCTACTGTTTGGAATCCAGTCCAAGAAATTATCCGATACCTCGAAGCCTTGTTTGAATCGTCCGAGAATGTCGGATATGTCACGGAAAGCTATCCAAAAGTCAACGACGAAACGGGCGAAATTGAAAAATGGCTTCCAACAAAGGGAGCGTATGACCGGACAGCCGGACAGTTAATTGAAGCCCTTAGTAAATGTAACGGCGATATCGGGGCAGTCCTCGGAGATTATCACCAAGAAGCCGGCGCGTGGATTCGTTTCAATCCGCTTGACGGTAAGGGCGCGAAAAATGAGAACGTGACCGACTACCGATATGCACTTGTTGAATCGGACAGTATGAGCGTCGAAAAGCAAAACGCTATCTATAAAGAACTTGAATTGCCGATTGTGGCCCTTGTATATAGCGGGAACAAGTCCTTACACGCTATCGTGAAGGTGGACGCGGGTAACTATGACGAATACCGAAAGCGCGTTGACTACTTATATAAGATATGCCAAAAGAACGGGATATCAGTCGATACACAAAACCGCAACCCGTCGCGCTTGTCCCGTATGCCGGGCTTCGAGCGAAACGGACAAAAGCAATTTCTTGTCGATACCAATATCGGGAAGAGAAATTGGGAAGAATGGTATCAGTATATCGAGGACTTGAACGACGACTTACCAGATCCGGAAGGGCTGGTGGATAGCTGGGACAATCTTCCAGAACTAGCCCCTGAATTGATTGAAGGCGTCCTAAGACAAGGCCATAAAATGCTGATTGCTGGACCGTCAAAAGCCGGGAAGTCGTTTAGTTTAATTGAAATGTCAATCGCAATCGCTGAAGGTCGAAAATGGCTGAATTGGAATTGTACGCAAGGGAAAGTCCTATATGTCAATCTTGAATTAGACCGCGCTTCATGTTTGCACCGCTTCCGCGACGTTTACGAGGCTATGGGGCTTCAACCGAACAACCTACAAAATATCGATATCTGGAATCTTCGCGGAAAGACAGTACCGATGGATAAGCTAGCGCCGAAATTAATTCGCCGTTCGCTTAAAAAGAATTATATCGCGGTTATTATCGATCCAATTTATAAAGTCTTGACGGGTGACGAAAACAGCGCGGACCAGATGGCACACTTTACTAATCAGTTTGACAAAGTAGCGACAGAGCTCGGGTGCTCGGTGATTTATTGCCATCACCATTCTAAAGGTTCTCAGAGTGGTAAAAAGTCAATGGACCGTGCTAGTGGCTCGGGAGTGTTTGCTCGAGATCCTGACGCGTTAATTGACTTAGTAGAGTTAGAAGTAACGGAAGAATTATACACGCAACGAATCAATCATACGGCTTGCATAATTTACAAAGAAGCCTTACAAGAAAAGAATAATACATATTATCAACAATATGTTAGTCTTGACGATTTATATAACGCTAGCAGCATGAGATCACACTTTGAAAAGGGAATTCAAGACGTGCTAGAACGTGCTCCATACGTCGATAAAATCAATGACACACGTCGAGCAATTGAAATATCGACAGCGTGGCGCGTTGAAGGTACGCTTCGAGAATTCGCGAAATTTAAACCGGTGAATATGTGGTTCTCTTATCCGGTGCATTTCTTAGACGATTCGGGCATTCTTGCAGATATCCAGCTAGACGGTGAAAAGCCTATGTGGCAAAAAGGACAAGAGGGACGGAAGTCAAAAGAACAAAATCAGAAAGAACGAAACGAGAAATTAGAAACAGCTTACTCGGCACTTTTTGACGGTTCTTCACCCGTAACCGTGAACGAACTAAAAGAGTATTTAGGACTAAAATCGACAAAATCAGTCGAGAATTATATCCGTGAGCATGACGGTTTTGATATCAAAAAAGGTATCGTTTTTCCTATAAAAGAAAAGGAAAAATAGGAAAAATACTAGAAGAATTCTTAGGAAAAATACAGTATTTTTCTTTTCCGTTTTTGGAAAAAGTCCAGTATTTTTCTTTTCTTTCCGAAATTGGAAAAATAGGAAAAAGTCTAGTATTTTTCCGGAAAAATACAGCCTATACCATTAAAAATGGTATTAAAAGACTTTTCCTTCGTAAAGTCAAAGAGAAAAGGAAAAGGGGCTCAAGCTCCGCCCCTTTATCCTTTGTCTCATCTTTGACAAAAGCGCGTATGGAAAAGCTAAAATAAAAAACTAAAAAGAAAAGGTAAAACATGAAAGTAAAATTTTTTAAGTCGA